TCGACATGATCGTGTACGGCGCCTGCTGGCGCCTTCTCCCTGCGTACGAAGCTGCCCGACTTCAGCAGCAGCAGATCGAAGCGACCGAGCGTGCTCCGCTGGTCCCGACTGGTGCCGGTGCTCAGGCTGCACAGTACTACCTGAACCTGTATACGCGACGTCTCCAGGAAGAGCGAGACCGCCTGTTCAGCCTGTTCGAGGCTGGTCAGTACTTCAACGGATGAGGTGAAGCATGGCTAACTCTCGCTACTACTCGTCTATCGCGCAGCAGACGACGCTCACTAGCGGCATCACTGCCTCTGGCACTACGATGATCGTGGCGGCAACGACCGGTTTCCCCGGCTCGTTGCCTTACATCCTCGCCGTCGACTACGGTGCAGCCAACGAGGAACTCGTGCTGGTCACTGGTGTGGCTGGCACGACCCTCACGGTCACACGTGCGTACGACAACACGTCCGGCTCCAGCCACAACCCTGGGGCCGTCATTCGTCACGTGGCAGCCGCAATCGACCACACCGACAGTAGGACCCACGAGGCTTCTGCGAGCGGCGTACACGGCGTCACAGGCAGCGTGGTGGGCACGTCTGACACTCAGACGCTGACCAACAAGACAGTCACCAACCTGCTCGGTAGCGCCAGGAACTTCAAGATCTACGCCAGTGGTGCTGCGCAGATCGCGCTCCAGATCATCGGCGACTCCGCCAACACGGCCAACAACCGAGTCGAGATCCTCGATGACGAGACCTCACTGAACGTCATGGCGTACATCAACTCCGGTGGTGCGATCAAGTCGATCAGCCGGTCGACTGATGCCGACAACACGTACCGCCTGCGCCTGACTGACAACAATGGCACGACTGACCGGTTCGCCACCCTTGCTGGTGGCACCATGGCGGTCACGCCGACCAGCACCACCACGTTCCCCGCTGTGGATGTCATCGCTCCGGACCTTCTGGACACCAAGCGCGCCATCCGAGTCGCCGCTTCTGGCGGCGGCAACGAGCGCTTCACCGTATGGAACGACGGTCGAGTGGACATCGTGGGCTCTCAGCCTGCCCGGTCTCAGTTCGACATCCAGGCGGCTGCCTCGCAGAGTGCTGACACCATGCGTGTCCAGAACAACGCTGGTAGCTCCACCTGGTTCGCCATCCAGAGCAACGGTAAGATGCTGGCCAACGTGGGTGCCACGATCGCCCAGCCTGGCGTCACCTCCGGTGCCGTCCTTCAGGTCGGCGGATCGAACACTGGCTATACCGGCAACCTGACTCAGTGGGTCAGTCCCGCCAACGTGATCGTCGGCTTCGTCAACCAGGATGGTGCAGCCAACTTCAGCTCCAGTGTCACTGCTGGTGGTGCACTGACCGCCAACGGCCTGCTGGTGGCCAACGCTGGCGCGAGCGTAACTGGCACCCTGACGGTCAGCGGTGTCACCACCGCAACCGGCACTTCGGTTGCGACTGCCGCAGCAGGATTCTCCATCGATGCTGCTACGATCGCCGTAGTCAAGGGTGGATGGGTCACCATGAACCTGGTCATTCCGCGCACTGGTGCGACGCTTACGGCGTCGTCCACCGGTAACCTGACCGACACCAGCCTTGCGACAATTGCGGCGTCCTACAGGCCGAATGCGGCCTTCGGATCCGATCGCATGATCTTCACCTTCGGAACCGGCTTCACCTCTGGTGCGGTGGGCCTCAACCCCAGCACTGGCCTGCTCGAACTGCTCGACGCCAACAGCACGAGCACGATCGACAACACGCAGACCGTTAGGGTGACCCTCACCTACCCGCTCTGATAGGAGTGACATGGCTGACCTCGTTAACCGGATACCGTATCCTCTCTCGAACTTCGGCACCAGTGGCGGCGGCAGCTACAACCTTGAGGACTACCGCTTCGACTACGCCCTCGGCGGGTTGCCGTTCATGTCGGCAACGCGTGACCAGTGGCCCTACACCGAGGGCATGGCGGAGATCCGCAAGCAGCAGTTCGACTCCTTCCAGGAGCCTGGTGAGCAGTCGCTGTACGGCTGGTGGCTTCGGTCTCAGTCCACGTTCAACGCTGGTGCCGGGCTCCTGTACCAGGACCCGGACAACGACAACCAGTTCAACTACCGCTTCCAGGACAGCCTGGGAGTTGACCCCTGGACATCAGGCTCGCTGAGCCTGCTGCGCCAGATGAACGTCCAGAAGTCCGGGCTCATCGGCTCCACTCAGAGAGTGAGGGGCTATGTACGTGCTAATGGCGTGGACGCCGCCTATCTGGTGGATGGCGGCAACCTCTGGAATGTTGACGCCGGACTCAATGCTGGTGTCACATTCGCATCGGTTGGCTCTCTGCTCGACCTGGCGGTTGCGGGTAACCGTAGTCTGATCAACATGTCAGACGGCGTGTGGACCAACGTGGAGAGCGGTGCCGCCGCCCAGATGTACAGCTTCCCGATCACCCCGACCTCGGGGTGCATCGAGTACGTCAAGGGTCGCATCGGGGTAGGGATCAACAACATCTTCTACCTGGCCGTGATCAACACTGGTGGCTCGCTCGCCATCGACACCAACAACCAGTTCAAGTTCACTCACCCTGATCCCAACTGGAAGTGGACCTCCGTGACGGAGGGCCCTTCGGGGATCTATGTGGCTGGCAAGAACCAGACTCAGTCGGCGATCTACAAGATCACCATTGACTTCAGCGGAACGACTGAGGTCTTCCTGCCGACCGTCACTGCCACCATGCCGACTGGCGAGTACATCAACAACGTGTACGTCTACATCGGCAGCTTCATGGGCATCGCCACTTCCCGTGGCTTCCGAGTCGGCGAGTTCAACACCTACACGGGTGACGTGAGCTACGGCCCACTGCTCTTCCAGCCGACAGGTGGATGCACCAGCATCGTAGGCTACGACCGGTTCATGTTCGTGGGGTCCACAAACTCCCACGATGGCGCCTCAGGCGTCTTCAGGGTCGACCTGGGTACAACTGTCCAGGAGCAGACCACGAAGGCTATACGGTACGCGTACGCCCGTGACGCGTACGCTGAAGGGCACAACGCAGCTATCAACAGTGTGACTATGCTCGGCGCGAGTAACAGGCTGATGTTCACCTGCCAGCAGGACACGCTCTTCACGCAGTCGACCAGCACGCTGATCAGCTCTGGTTACCTCAAGACTGGACGCATTCGGTTCAACACCGAAGAGCCCAAGCTCTACAAGTTTGTCTCACTCCGAACCCCCCACACTCTCGACGGTAACGTTCAGTTCTCGCTGATCGACGAGAGCGGTTCCGAGACTCCATACATCACGTACGGCCCGACCTTCAGTACGAACACAGGCGACGTCTCAACACCAACGCCAACTGGACGTCAGAACTGGATCCAACTGAAGTTCACCCTGTCTCGCGGAACGGACACCACTAAGGGTGGTGTCCTCAACGGGTGGCAGGTCAAGGCTCTGCCCGGCTCCACTCGACAGAGGCTGATCAGCCACACCTTCCTGCTCTTCGATGAGGAGATGGACAAGGGTGGCCAGCGTGTCGGCGGTGACGGGTACGCTCGTCAGAGGTTCGAGGACTTCAAGAACCTCGCCAAGACGGGTGACGTTGTCGTGTTCCAGGAGCTGATCGAGAACATCTCGACCCTGGTCATCATCGACGACTGGAAGTTCACGCAACTCGGTCCTCCGGGACCGAATGCGAGTACGCTCGGGGGCTACCTGACGGTCGTTCTTCGAACCGTCGCCGAAGCTACGTAAGGGGTGGGGATGGACCTCAGTGCCATAGGCAGTGTGGCCACCATCATAGGAGTCGCTGTGGGCGGCTATGCTGGTGGTAGAATGCAGGGTAGAAGCACGGCGAGTCAGATCGCATCTGACACCGTCGACATGCTTCAGGCTCAGGTGGACCTCCTGAAGGAGGACAAGGAATCTCGGAGTGCCGAGCTGACGGAACTACGCCATCGGGTAGAAATTCTCGAAGGGCTAGTTACTCAGCGAGCCGAGGTTGAAGAACTGAGTGTCAAGGTGTCTCTCGTGAAGGACACGGTCGATCGTATCGCGATCAAGGTAGGTGCTTGAAGATGGAGCATGACCCACAGGACGTGACGCCCTCTTGGTACAAGCCTCAACCCAGGAGCCCGCACCAGGTCTACACAGCAGATGTCATCCGTGACATCCAGCGGACACTGGCGGTACCTCAGACTGGGGAGATGGATAAGTCTACGGTAGACCACCTCAAGGGCCTACAGCACCTGTTCGGGTTGAACCCGACAGGTGTGATCGACAGAGAGACTGCCGTTCAGATCGAGCGGCTACGCAACCGGTATGCGTGAGAGAGGTAAGTGATGTCAGATGAGCAAGTGGGTCCGACCGGCCCGTACGGCGATCCAAGTGTTGATCGCCCTTATCCCTGTGGTTCCGGTACTGGTGCCTGCTCTTGGCCTCAGTGCGACAGTGGGAACGGGTGCAGCTTTGGTGACGGCAGCTTCGCTGTTGTCCCGCCTGATGCAGTCACCAGCGGTGGAGAATCTTCTGAAGACTCTTCGGCTGGATTCGTCGAGCCCGCTCCCTTCGGAAGCTGACGAAGAGAAGTAACAGAACGGCCCCCTCCCGAAGGAGGGGGCCGTTTCTGCGTTTCAGGACTCAGCCAGTGATGTCGTCAGACCACTCGTCATACGTGACCTTGGCGATCTCGTGAGCCTGCTTGAAGTCGTTGCTCGCCTGCTGGATGGCGGCCTGATCGCCGCCCACCTTCTCGGCTTCGAGTCGAGTGCGAGCCTGATTCTCGGCCTGGGCAGCCTTGGCGTACGCGTCGTACTTCTTGCCCATCAGAACTTCAACTCCTCTTCCAGCTCCTTCTCGGTCTTGACGCGGCCGTCGTCAGCCACACGCCACGTCGGAATGCTCACGTGGACGTCGGCGACACCGACGTACCCCTTGATGAGCTGGAGGAAGTCGTCCACGTCGAGCTGGTTCAGCTCCTCGAACGCCTCGCCGACACGGAAGGCGATGACAGTGTCACTCACCTTTGCTCCGCGCTCTCGGATCAGCTCCCGAGCGATCTCCTCGGAGATCACCTTCACCAGGTTGTTCACGTCTGCCATCATGCTCCTCGATTCTCAGTATCAGCCGACCCCTCTGCCGACTGACTCGCACGCGCCTCATCGCGCCTCGCCTCCAGCGCCGCCTGAACCTCACGCACGAACAGTGCACGAGCGTCAGCCTCAGTCTCAGTACCGTCGTCGTACATGTTGGCCCAGTCGCCATCGAAGACGAAGTAGATCGTCACGCTGGCAGGGATGCCATGCCTCTCCGCCGCGATCTCGATGGAGCCCTCAGGCTCCAGGATCCTGTCTTCCATCAGTCCTCCTGGTACTCGATGTCGGCGAACACGTCCGGGTACTCGTAGCTCAGGATGTCCCAGATCTTCATGGCCAGCTCCTGGATCTCGGCGTCAGCGTGGACGCTGAGCCTCTTCTTCAGGACATCCCGCCACGCACGCAGGTTGCCGCTCACCACCAGCTTGGTTTCCATACCGGACGGCAGGCCATACCTGGCAGCCTCTCGGGCCTGCTTGCGGGTCTTGCCGATGTCCCTGAGGGACTGGACCGCCCGCTTGTACTTCTCCTTGAAGTTGTCCCCGAGCGGCTCCAGGGGAGCCAACCCGAGGCCCTGGAACGCAGGAGGCATGACCGTGTTGGCGTCCTCCATGTTCACGAACCGCTGCGACAGCTCGGAGAAGCTGAGATGCCGGTGTCGGATCAGCTCGTGAGTCAGATTGCGGCTCACGCCTTCCACGTAGAACGTGACAGAGACGTGCTCCAGCACGCTCTCGTGCCCCTGCTCCACGATGTGCCGTACGTACGATCCGTTGTCGGCGGTGTCCTCGTTGGGCAGGTGGAACGACTCGTAGCACAGGCGACCAGCGAACTCGATGAGGTTCTGGCCTTCGTTGTTGCCGACCGAGAAGTTCTCGGACTGACGCACCCGCTTCTCGAAGGCAGAGCCTTCAGCCTTGCCAGGCATCACGTGTCGGCTGGACCCGTTCGGCGGGAACAGATCCACTTCAGTCTTGCCGATCAGGAAGACCTTCATCAGAACTCCGGAAGCTCGGTGTCGAGCACGTCCTCGCGAGTGCTCATAACGTAAGCGTACAGGATGACGGCGTACCCCGCAAGGTCGTGGTACGTGTCGATCTTGGCCTCATGGTTGGGGCTGTTCGACAGCCCCTGAAGCCTGCCCAACTTGGTGTAGAGCTGGGTGAGGATGGCAGTCTCAACCGGAATGTCGAGAGCCTTGGCCACCGACTCGAAGTTGCTGAACTCCCCGTCGATTCGGTAGTCCTCGTTCTTGGTGGCCAGGTTGTAGCTCAGATCCTGGAGAGCCGACTGCACCCAGGAGTTCGGATCAGGAGAGGTCATCTTCGGTGATCACCACCTTGGTCGTCTTCACGATGCGGACCTTGGCGTACACTTCCTTGGCGTCCACGTAGGACGCCATCACTCCGTCGAGCGTCTTGGAGCCGAGACCCCAGGGACGCCAGGCTCGTTCGTTGTTGAACATGAACGAGTAGGCGGAGTCGTCCTTGCGCCACGCCTGCACCTGGTACCAGTCGCCCTCACTGGGCTCCTGTTCCACGGTGTGGAGCGTGATGGTCTTCGGGGCCTCAGGGGCGCTCAAGAACAACGACCCGTCCGATACGAGCGTGCTCGATGAGGTTGAGGCACTGTCGGCACGGTTCTTCCGTGACATAGAGAGTTGCTCCCTCGCACGATCCCAGACCGGCATCAAGGATCGCATTGTGTTCGGCGTGGATGGCATAGCAGGGGAACTGGTTGTAGTCCGCATTCGGCGGAACCTCCGAGTAAGGCATCTGTCCACGAGGACAACCCCCATCGACACAATGACGCTTACCGCTGGCAACCCCATTGTACCCCTGTCCGATTACCTTCTTGTCCTTGACGACGACGGCCCCCACCTTGCGGCGGGAGCACGTCGATCGCTCAGCCCAGATGCTGGCTATGTCAAGGAAGGTTGCGTCCCAGGAAGGACGGCTCACTTGCGTCATAGTCCAGCTCGATCCGGTCGTTCACGGCGGGCGTGAGCCACGCCGCATTCTTCTTGTGCAGGATGATGAACGAGCTACCAGCAGACGTCTTGGTCCACTGATAGGTCATGCTGCGCCGATCCTTCTCGGCTACCTGGATCCAAGGGTAACCGTTCTTGTCGAGACGGTAGACCTTGCCGATCCGATGGCGGCCGGTAGAGGACGCCGCCGAAACGACGACATCCCCCACCTCAACCTCGACGCCATAGGCGTCATGTGCACTCATCCGGCCGGGCACCCGCAGTGCGGCGGGAAGTGCGGCGGGTTCTTGCAGTTGTTGCAGGTCACTTGCCGTGCCTCCCCTTACGCCGCTCGATGAACGGCTTCGGCTTGCCCGAGTTCTGGGCCCACTGCTCGTCGAACTCCTTCGCCTTCTCGGCGGGAGTCAGCGTGGGATCCCACGGCTGCGAGTTCTTGTCGTCCTTCTTGCTGTGCTTCCCCATGCTCAGCCCCTCGTCAGTTCCTCGATCGTGTACTCCTCGGACTGGAGTCCACTCTTGTGGTCTTCGAGCTGGAGGGACGTCTCGTCCGGGTCCAGCTCCACGTTGTGAGCCTGTGCGATCAGGTCGAGCGCGTCCCACGCCTCATCCTCAGAGGCGAAGTACTTGCCACCCGTGATCTCCGAGGAGGTGTTGT